TTGAATTTGTTCGTTTGTATATGTTTTCATGTTGACACCTGTTAAATTGATTTGAGAATGCAATTTTAGTGATTTGCGAACACCTGGTTAACTAGGGATAACCCTTGCAGCAAACTTCTATTTGACCAAAACGTCAAAATAAGCCAACAACCCCACACAGAGGGCTAAACCAACTCCAATGGCACAAAGGATGTCCAATATTGTGTTTTTCATTGTGAATCCTTAGTGAGTTTAGCAATTTGATCCCTAGTGTCATCTATTGCCATGCGAATTTGTGCCAAGGATTCCCACTCACCCTCTGAAAAACAAAGCTTGTCCTCTACCAATAAAAACATCAAATGCTCTTCAAGTTTGAATAAATTAGTCATTGTTAACACCTATTAATTGATTGAACACCCGTACAGAATAGCAACTAAAAAAGAAAAAACCATAGGGACAAACCCTTAGATGATAGAATTATTTTAATTTAATTCTTTTCAAGGTTTATCAATGTCTAGACCTCCCAAGATTGACACAATCCAATTCCGCAGAAAACTAGACAACCCCAAACGTCAAATCCTGTTAACAGTAGGACAAGGGAATATCTCCCAAGGTTTCGAAAACCTGTTAGCCCTCTACCAACATTTGCATTCATTGGGATACAGGATAGATGAACCATTTGAAAGAGTAGGGTTAGTTACTAACTATGTGGGAAATAAACAACAACCCTAAACAGAGGATTATGTAAGGAATAGTAGAGAGAACATATAGGGATAGATAGAACCAAATGGAAATTCAAGTACAACCTAAATGGTGCATCGCTCTTTCATGCTCTTGCAAACGCAAATGAGAATCATTCGCATCTAGCTGCTTACCTGGTTATTTGTACAGTAGGGTAAACCCTGGTGGATGGATAGACAGTACTGTAAGGATAGACAGTAGGGTAAACCCGTAGGTAGAAACCCTATGAGGGTAAACGTGTAAGGGTGAGATGATGGGGGGGGAGGGGGTGAGTGGTGTGTGAGGATATTGATGGAGCCTCCCTCCCTCAAAAAAAGCTAAAAGGAAAATATGGAAAAAAGAGGACGAGGAAGACCAAAAGGAAGTGTCAAGATGACCATACAGAGGTTTGCTGACAATCCACCCTTAGTACTGCCTAAGACAGACCATCAACGCTTGAAGGAGCTAAAGGAGCTGATGATTAGGAGTGGAGGTAAGGATGTGGCTCAAAAGGTCATAGAGATAGCTTTAAACGATGACCATCCCCATCAATTGGTAGCTTTGAAGATGTGCTTAGATAGGACTCTACCAGTGAGTATGTTTGAGAAGGATAAGAGTCAAAGGAGTGCTGTGACGATTAACATCACTGGATTAGGGGTAGAACCGACTACTATCATTGAACAACCAGAAGATGTAGAGGCTAAATATGGCTGATTTGAACTTTAGTTTACTTCCTTGGCAGCAAGAGGTATTTAAAGATAAGACGAGGTTTAAGGTTGTGGCTGCTGGTCGTAGGTGTGGTAAGTCTCGTATGGCGGCAGTATCTCTTTTGATTGAAGGACTCAAGTGCCCTCAAGGGTCTGCGGTTCTCTATGTTAGTCCTACTATGGGACAGTCTAGACAAATTATCTGGGATCTCTTGTTAGACCTTGGAAGAGAGGTTATTCAGGGAAGCCACGTTAATAACTTGGACATTACTCTGATAAACGGAGCAAGAATCTATGTCCGTGGCGCTGATAGACCCGATACCTTACGGGGAGTATCCCTAACCTATGCCGTACTGGACGAGGTAGCCGATATTAAGCCAGAGGCTTGGGAACAAGTTATCAGGGCTTCTCTGTCAGACAAGAAGGGTAGAGCACTCTTCATTGGGACTCCTAAAGGGCGTAATTGGTTCTTTGATACCTTTAAACTAGGAGAAGAGGGGACTGATCCTGATTGGAAGTCTTGGCACTTTACGACTGCTGATAACCCTTTGATTGACGCTTCAGAGATAGAATCTGCTAAAAAGACGCTAAGTTCCTTTGCTTTTAAACAAGAATACATGGCTTCCTTCTCCAATGCGGGAAGTGATATGTTCAAAGAAGAGTGGTTAAAGTACGGGGTAGAACCTGAACACGGAAGCTACTTTGTCTCTATTGACCTAGCGGGATTTGAAGAAGTTGCCAAACAAGCGGGAAATGCTAAGAAAAGGTTGGATGAGTCTGCCATCTGTATAGTTAAGGTTACAGACGATGGAAAATGGTTTGTTAAAGAGATAATCCACGGCAGATGGGATATCCGAGAGACTGCGGCTAAGATTCTGATGGCAATAAGAGACTACAGACCAAGTTCCGTAGGAATCGAGAGGGGCGCACTAAAGAACGCTGTTTTACCCTATCTAAGCGACCTTATGAGAAAGAACAACGTCTATGCCCATATCGTTGATTTGACCCACGGGAATAGAAAAAAGGCAGATCGGATCATTTGGTCATTGCAAGGAAGGTTCGAACATGGCAGAATCGTGCTTAATTCCGAAGAGAATTGGGATGACTTTATTGACCAACTTCTGATGTTTCCTGCAAATGGTGTGCATGATGACCTACCAGATGCTTTATCATACATGGATCAGCTTGCCATTACTTCATATTTTGAACAAGATGAAGAAGATGAGTGGCAACCGATTGACATAATTTCAGGCTGTTGATTTGGGTTAAAAATGACGCTTAATTTGACTAAAACTTGCAAAAGATGTGCTCAAACTAAGCAGTTATTATTTTTCCATAACTGGCATGTTGACCATATAATCCCATTGCAGGGCGAAAATGTTTGCGGACTTCATGTACCGAATAACTTGCAAATTATTCCCGCAATTGAGAATATGCGTAAGAACAATCACTATCTGGCTTAAAAAAGCCGATTGACATAATTTCGGGGGTGTAATGGAATTCCAAGAACCAACAGACAGCGATAAAGAATTAGTTGACTTTGTAGTTAACCATTGTGATCGTTGGAGAGACTATCGGGATATAAACTTTCTTACTGATTGGCTCGAATATGAGCGTATCTTCCGTGGTGAATGGGATGCCCAAGATAAAACCCGTGAGTCTGAGCGTTCTAGAATCGTAACGCCTGGCACTACTCAAGCCGTAGAAACCCGCCATGCTGAGATCATGGACGCCATCTTTGGTCACGGTGAGTTCTTTGACATTGATGACGATATCCGTGATGTAAACAACAACCCATTAGATGTAGCCATGATTAAGGCTCAACTGATGGAAGACTTCAAAGTAGACAAGATTCGCAAGTCTATCGACCAGATTGAGTTGATGGCAGAAATCTATGGTACTGGCATCGGTGAGATTGTTGTCAAAACAGAGAAAGTCTATGTTCCAAGCACTCAACCGATACCTGGTCAACGAGGTCAAGCAGCTATCGGAGTAATGGAAAAAGACCGCATTGCCGTCAAGATTGTTCCCGTAAACCCAAAGAACTTCCTATTTGACCCTAATGGAACATCTATTGATGACTGTATGGGTGTGGCTATTGAGAAGTATGTCTCTATCCACAAAATCGTCAAAGGTCAAGAAGATGGTATCTATCGCAAGGTAGAAATCGGTACTGACTCAATGGACAACGACCTTGAACCTACCCAAGAAGTTACTCAGTATCAAGACGATAAAGTAAAACTTCTTACTTACTATGGCTTAGTCCCTAGAGAGTACATTGAACAACTAGAAGAAGGAAAAGAAGTTGAGGATTTGTTTCCTGAAGACTCTATTCAAGATGACTATTCCGACTTGGTAGAGGCTATTGTCGTTATTGCGAACGATGGCGTACTTCTCAAAGCAGAGAAGAATCCTTACATGATGAAGGATCGCCCTATTCTTGCTTATCAGGACGACACTGTTCCTAATCGTTTATTGGGTCGTGGCACTGTTGAGAAGGCTTACAACTCTCAAAAGGCTGTAGATGCACAGATTCGCTCACATTTGGACTCTTTAGCCCTGACTACAAGCCCAATGATTGCGATGGATGCAACTCGTTTGCCAAGGGGCATGAAGTTTGAGGTCAAGCCAGGCAAGAACATCCTGACAAACGGCAATCCCAATGAGATTTTGTACCCGTTCAAGTTTGGAAGCACAGACCCTGCGAACATGAATACTGCCAAAGAGTTTGAAAGAATGCTCTTACAGTCTACTGGTACGCTAGATAGCAATGGAATGGTATCCAATGTTGCCCGTGATGCTGGTCAAGGTGGTATTTCGATGGCAGTTGCCTCGATTATCAAGAAGTACAAGCGTACCTTGGTGAACTTCCAAGAAGACTTTATGATTCCGTTCATCAACAAAGCCGCATATCGTTATATGCAGTTTGACCCTGAACGCTATCCTACTGTTGATCTAAAGTTTATTCCGACTGCAGCATTGGGAATCATTGCCCGTGAGCATGAACAACAACAATTCATCTCTTTGTTGCAGACTCTTGGCCCCAATACACCTGTTTTGCCTATCATTTTGAAGGGCATTATGAGCAATTCTTCTCTGTCTAACAGACATGAGTTGATTCAGATGCTTGACCAGATGGCTAAACCTGATCCACAAGCTCAACAGATGCAACAGGCTCAACAACAGTTGGCTATGCAGTTACAACAGGCTCAGATTGCTGTCCAAGCGACTCAAGCAGAGCAAAATCGTGCAGAAGCGACTAAGTTGTCTGTTGAAGCTCAGTTGATGCCACAAGAACTTCAGGCCAAAGTGATTAGTAGCACTACGAAGAACTTGCCTCAAGGTCAAGAATCTAACGAGTTTGACAAGCGGGTCAAGATTGCTGAATTGATGCTAAAAGAAGCTGATATCAAAAACAAATCTAAGATTGTTGAGATGCAGATGGCTGATAAGAAGAATAAAATATCAGGAATGGAAGCAGATTTCTTAGACCAGTTGACCAAGGAGTTAAGCAATGGACGCTGAAAGCTTAGTCAAGGAGTTAATACTCAAGAGCATGACTCCTGAACAACAGGAGGCTATTCTTGCCTCTGTTAAGACTTCTGTTGCTAACGCTAGAGCAGTTCAAAAGCAAAAGATTGGCGAGAATGTTGACCT